CAATGACTTACTTACACATTCAAAGGCTTCCATTGTTGCTCCGTCCTCTAATGCTCTCTGTTGGAATTGTGCAGGGTCAAGAATATAGAACATTGCTGACCCCCAACCGATAGTATTGGTGAAGGCATCTCCGCTTCCCCACCAAGTAGAGCCGTAGATACTGCCGTAGCCTCTTTCATCACTTGCCATGTTTCTTATTCTTTTTCATTAGGTACTGCTTTAGCTTCTGGACATTTTCCTGCTTAGGCTTGTAAGTCTGCTTTACTATAAAACCCATCCATTAAAGTTTTGATTCTTACTGGGGTACATATCATCGTTACTACTGGTGTTGTACTCAGGGTACAAACTATTATAGAACGCCATATGGTCTACAAATCTACGAGAATAATGCTCTGCAATATCACGCTCCTTTTGTACAAGGTAATCTAAGTCCTCTTTACTTACGCTGGTGCCGTTTTCTGCACCTTTGGTATATATACCCCCATTCGCTACTTTAAAGTGGATGTAAGGCAGTATTTCAATAGCTGCATAGTGTACCACCATATCCTGAATGTAGTTTGTAAACAATGTAAGGTAATTGCCACTTAAGCTGTCTGCTGTAATGTCAGCAGCAATTTTGTTAAATAGCTTTGTGCCTAGTATGCCTTGTATGTGTATGTCCTGCGCAATTTTAATAAATTGTATCATTTGGTCTCTATCAACATTGCCATTGATACCAGTGCGCTTAATTACATCAGCAGGGCTAACGAATAATACTTGTGCCATTATATACCGCCTTGTATGTCCTTCGGTGAAGGTGGGTTAATAAATCCTTTGTTTTTCATGTTGCTAGGCGTAACAGCTACCTTAGCATCATTTGCAGGCGGCCTAAAGCCTTTTGTTCTAGCCCTAGTTGTGCTGATTGTTTCAGCATTTGGGCTTTTAACATCAGGCTTAACACCATTACGGCCCATGTAAGTCCTGCGAATCCATTTGTGCTTACACCTTGCACCACCTTTATACAACCAAATAGAATAGGTTGATGTGCCGTTTGGCCCAAAACCTTCGTTAACTACTTGGTTTTCCATAGCTATAATATCCTCTTTGCGGTATAGCTTGTTAGCAGTCATCATCTTTTGGCAAAACTCACGCTGTGGGCTGCTGCTGCCATCATACTTATAACGCACTAAAAACTTTGTGCCTTCAGCATTTTCACCATCTTGCTCACTGCTAGCATTTGGGCGTGCTGTACCTGTACTAGCAAAGCCCATCATTTTGTCTAGCGCTTCCTCTTGGTCGTAGTCAACATCACGCTCATCTACCAGTTCCCATGCTTCTAGGTCTTCATCTTCGCCTAGTGCAATAAGGTCATCTGCTATAGCATCATAACCTGCAGGCATATCGTGCTCACAAGCACTCATTTTAACACCAGTTTCTTCCTCTATTACCTCAGCATCTTTTGCATTGTCAAGGTCAGTAAATTCTAAAGGCGTAAGTGTTTTAATATACAGGTTTAAAGAAATATTATTATAAGCTAATATTTTATCAATAGCATTTAATACCTGCTCCTGCTTAGGGCGTATAACGCTGTTATCAAACAGCTGGAATGCCGTTTTAATTTCATCAGCATTATTACCCAAACCTGTTTGGTCTTTAACACCAAATAGCATAGGGCTTGTAATGCGGTGGCCTACTAATACTTTCTGCTGGCACTCACGGCTTAAAAACTCGTACTGGTTATGTGCATCACTTAGCTGTACTGGCTCAATGCTAGCTGCACTATCGCTGCTATCATTAAAGGCTAAAATAAATTTACCTGCATTGCTGCTACCCGACCACTTTTGTTTTATTTGGCTTTCAATAATATCACGCTCCTCCTCAGGTGGCACACCATTATTAAAGTTAACAATCATTGAAGGGGCTAACCCGTTTTTAATGTTGTTAATGTGGTAGTTAGCAACCTCACCCTCTAGTTCAGCATATGGCAAAGCGCCTTGATAGTCCACAGGGCTATAATAATAAGAGCCGCTGCGATATGGTCTAAAGTAAAGTATTTCAACTTTATCCCCTTGAGCACCAAAGCCAAAGGCTGGGATGCGTTCTGTACCTTTTTTACTGCGTACCTCTGCCCAGTTATAAGCATAGTAATAAGCCTCAACTTCACCTTCATCATTACACTTTTCAGCCCGTAATGTTTCTACAGGCATATGGTATACCTCAACAATCTTGCTTTTGTCTTGGTTGTAAATAACTTGAAAAGCACCATTACCTAACATGTAGTAGTCATTAACTACTTTTTTAAGTTCGCTGTCTTTAATTAGCTTCTTAAGCTGTAGGTACCCTTGTGGGTTTTTAGCGCTGTCAGTTGCACTAACACCCTTACCAAATACCATATCAATGATACCTGAAGTAACAGCATTGTTAGTAGGGCTACCATTATAGCGGTCAATTAAATACTGGAAGTAATTGTTATCATCACCATATTCAACCCAGCCCTTACGGCTGTTTTCGCTAATCATTGGTGTAGTGTAGCTGCTTAGCTGCACAAACTTAAAGTTACTCGCCATAAATCTTAAACTCGTTGTCCATCGTTTTTTGCGTTGTAGCTAACTTAGGTTGGTAGGTTGCTACACTGCTCCCCGCTGGTATAATATACATTCTATCCTGTGATAATAACTTAACCTTACTGGCTTCCCAAACTTTAACCACATAGAAACTTTCTGCCGCTAAAGCAGAAACATCATGTGTAAAGGTAAGAACTTTCCTGAAACTATCATATGTGCCGCTTAAAGCCGCATCATATTTAGCCACACGCTCATCTTCGGAAATTATTTCCAGTTCAAAAGACTCGGTAGTAAAGTCCCTTAAATAGACTTTAATAGTTGCGGTTGTATTTTCTTCTACAATAATCATCTAATTATAAAACCCAAAAGTGATACAATGGTTATATTTGCATCGGTTCATAACTCAGGTAGGTGCAATTCCTACCAAAAAGAAAGCCCCTCCGTAATGGAAGGGCTTTTTTTGTAACTAGCCTTTTAGCTATTAAATATCAGTAATTACTGCTGCATCTGCTGTAATAGTAGCATCTACAAAATTAGCTGGTATTTTTTCAGTAGCACTAAAGGTAAGTGTGTAGCCACTCATATCACCCATAGCTGCACCCGTTGCAATAGTACCACCAGTTACTTCAGCACCATATTCAAGGCCTACCATAAATTTGTTACCATTGTTGTCCTCAACCACTACATGCGGGCGGGCATAAGCCAATAACTTAACTTCATTGTTAGTCTGCTTTGATAGCTTCTTAAAGTTAAGGTTTAGTGTTTGCTCCACAAATGTAGTGCCGTTTTCACGGCTGCTGTTGATTGCTTGCTCAAAGCTAGAATTACCCTTAACTTCAAACTTAAACCATGTAGGGGTACCACCAAATGAATCAATCACATCAGTATCTGTACCATCATAGGTTATAGCACCTAAGGTACCAAAGTCAGCGAAATACACAGCTGTAATCCCACCGACAACATCTTTACAGGGTTCTGTTCTCCCTTTTGTTAATGCACATGCCATATCGTTGTCTATTTAAAATAAAAAGGGCAGACAGGCTTTAGCCCACCTGCCCCTTCATTGGTTAATCAATCAGCTTATTAAGCGTAGTAAACGATGTCAGCACCGATACCAATCTGCACACCTGCAGTGTAACGCATAACGACACGGACATTCATGCTTCCGTCTAAATCGCTCATATCCAGCAACTTAACTTCGTTATGGTCGCTCAACAAACCAGTTCCAAAGAACAAGTTAGATTTTTGAGCAGCTACCATAGTGTTATTCGCCATACCTGAAGCAACAAACAACTTAACACCATCAAAGGCTAAGTCTTGGCCGTTAAACCAAGTTGTTCCGTTGTTTTGTACACCATTAGCACCCAAACCTGAAGCACCAAACCCACCTAGTGCACGAACATAAGCACGGGCAACATTAGAAGATACATAGATGTACAAGTCATCTTTACCATATACTGAAGTAGGGATAGCATCTACTACTTTACCCATTTCAGTAATAACATTAGCAGCAGTAACTGAAGTACCAGTTACATCAACTACAGCTGCATCAGCAGCTAACAAAGCGCCAAACCCGTTGAACTCACCTGCGTTAGCAGTAGCACCTGTCCAAATAGTTTGCTCAGTCTTTTGTGCAACCTTAGCAGCAACATGGCCGATTAGGTAGTCAGCAAAGTTTGAAGGCAACTCATCAAAGGCGCTGTAGCCCATTGAAATTGCTTCCCAGTCGCTGTGGAAGTCTTTTTTACACAATTCAAGATTGACTTGAAACTCCTCAGGCTGTAAGATTTTTTCAGCCAATGTTAAAGTTGATGTATCGCTAAAGTCGCAAGTTGCATCCTTTACAATAGCATCAGTTGAAAGGGTTTTAATAACCTCTTTGTACTTAACATTTGGTTTGATAGTAATACCGCCACCTTCAATAGTGTCGGCACTCAACAATGCAGCAGAAATATATTTCCCTGCGAATTCACCAGCATAAGTGGTAGTGATTGAAGTGGTTGTAGCCATTTTTTCTTCGTTTATTTAATTTATGATAATTTACTCATTACACGGGCCAAAGCATCTTGTCTACCTTTAGTAGCAAACTTGTGCATCTCTGGCTTTTTGTCTACTGGCGCTGCAGTTACCTTTTTAGCGGCTGGTGCTTCATCAGCACTCATTTCTACCTCTACAGGTGCTTCCTCAGTGGCCATTTCAACTGGTGCTTCTGCTGCCATTTCTTCCTGTGGCATCATACCAGCAATCATTTCCTTAAGTTCGTCAATGGCTGCACCAAACTCCTCTTTAGTTACATAGGCCATTTCTTCTTCTTCTGGCATTTCGGTTACTTCTTCAACAGCTTCTTCAACTGCTTCGGCAGCTTCGTTAATAGCTGCAATAACACCTTCTTCTTCAATAACCATAATACGGCCATCTTCCAAAGTATGCTCGCCTACTGGTGCTGCAATTTTTTCTTCGTCTTCACCAACTAGGAAAACATTTTCGCCAGCTTCAAAAGCCGCAGCTTCTAGCATTGTACCATCAGCTAACTTCATGTTAGCCATTTCTACCTTAACTTCTTCCTGCACCTCAGGGGCTGCATCTTGGTTAGGCGTTAAGGCCATTTCAATTTTCTTGAACACTTCTTGTAAATTCATTTTCTTGAACTTTTCTAATTAAACAATCATTTTATTAACATTTGGTCTATTTTCACAACTCGCCTAATTCTTTTAGCTTGCTTGCGGCCCAGCGTTTACCGCTAAGGCCACCCCATAGCATGTAGCTAATATAACCACATGATGTAGTATCGCCATCATCATAATATTCCTGTGCCCTGCTTAAGTAGCTGTGCATCCTTTTTATGGTGTCTACTGATAAGGGTTGCTTTTGTGCTAACTGCTGTGCACGGACTTTGCCCACTTGTGTAGCACACTTGTTGCCGTTATTTTCGTTAAGTGCAATGCCCTTCTTTGCATTGTTAGACACTGAATCAGGGTAGTCCCTGTATGATTCCAATTCAAGTTTCTTGCCGCTTTTGTAGCGGCTGTCGTTTTTAATATTGGCCTTTACGAGTCCCAGTAAATAAAGTGCCAGCAGGTGTTCGCCTTCGGCTTGCTCAATAGCGCTAAGTTCAATGCTTTCGCTATTGAGTGCTTCACGCTGCATAAACCACCCTTCAATGCTAAACCCTTTGACTTTACCTGTTTTGACATACTCGTTCCAAACATCCTCGTTATTAACCTTCATGCTTACCATCCAAGTGCCCACAGGGTATTCCATACCATAGGCCTTGCTCTTGTCTTTTTCGCTGTCTTCAATAATCCAGCTTTCAACCAAAGACAACCCCTGTAGCTTTGATTGGTGTTCTAGTGTAGCGTTGCCCTGCTTGCCGTTCATTAAGTACAACTCGCTAGCCCTACGGATAGTTTCTTTGGTAAAGAACACATAGTATTCTTCCTCACCATCAACCCTATATATAGGCTTTTCGGGTATCATAGCTGCACCCATTAAGACACGCTTTTCATTGTCCACCTCTTTAAACTCAAACTTGTAGTCCTTGTTAAACGCAATAAAGTCTTCTTCTATTGCTGGGTGTTCTACTATGCTAATGGCATCAATGCCATGCAGTAGCTTTTCTTCGTCTAATACTAATTCAAAAAACTTCATCTATCCTATGGTTGCTGTTTCCCTAATTTTTCTATCCATCTTTGCTGCAGTTTGCACATCTTGGTTAACTATATAAGCCCTAACAGGTGTTCTTTCTAGGCTTTGTGTTATTTGGTTGCCTAATGATTCTACCTGTGTATTAAGGTTTAAGCGTGGTGTTACCGCTGGTGCTATTTGTGGGCGTGGGCCCGCTGTACTTGCAGTGCCCCCACCTGTAGCTGTAGGTATAGGTGTTGCATAAATTTGCCTAACGCTAGCTATACCGCTTGCTACTACACCTGCTGCCGCTACAGCGCCAAATATACCACCTTGTGCCAGTGCTTTAGTAGCACCAGTGTAGGTATTGATAACTGCTTCTGCTGCACTTAGTGCTTTACCTGCCTGTGCGTTTTCCCCTGCTAAGTTACTAAGTGAACCTAGTGTGCCTGCAACTATATCAAGTTCGGCCATCTTTTGCTCACGGGTTTTCTTTAGCGAGTCTTGCTGGATTTGGTTTTTAGCACCCTCATACTGCTTATCAATCATAAGCATATCATTGCGCAGGCGCTGGTGCATTTGCTTTTCGTTGTCTACAGCAAATTTAGTAGTATCAACACGCTTAGCATTTAGTTCTACTGCTGCACTTTCTTCTTCACGCAACAAGCGCACCTGCTCCGCATGCTGCTTATTTAAGCTGTTATAAGTAGTAACAAGTTCCTTAAGTTTGGTGTCCCTTTGGGCTTGCAACTCAATTACCCTTGCTGTGGCTTCTGCCTCAGCTTTTATATCATCACGGGTGCTTTCGCCTAAGGCGTTTTGTCCCTTAATAATACGGGCCCGTTCCTGTGCTATGGCAACTTCCTCATCAGCTAGCTGCTTTTCAATATCAATAGCATCTTTTAGTGCTTGTGCACGCTGGGCCAGTGTGTTGTTTTCATCTGCTGCTGCAAGGCGCAAAGCCTCAATATCTGCCCTACGCTGTGCACGGGTTTCAATCATTGCTATTTCCCTGTCCTCAAGTTCCTGCAGTTGCTTAGCTAACTGCGCTGCTGCGGCTGATTCATTGCGTATTTCTTCAGCTGTACCAGCAAACACATTTTTAAATTCTTTAAAAGCAGCAATAGGGTTGCCCGATAACAACAATGCAAAGCCCTCACCAGCCTTTGACAGCCTGTCTACAATAACA